CAGAAAATGATCGCCGCCGTTCAGGTCGAGGTCCGAAGACTCGATGTAGGCGGGCAGGGGATTGCCGTTGTCGTCGTTGGTGAACTCGTGATAGTAGAGCAACTGATTCAATCTGTCGGTCGCCACCGGGTAACTGGCGCGGCCCATGTCGAGCCACGCCGTGCGCTCAAGCGCGCCGATCGTCCAGATCTGGTCTTTGTAATTGAACGTCACATAGCGGTTGTTCTCTTGCGACGAGGCCGTCGGGTAGAACCACGTCACTTCGCTGAAGGCGTGGTTGTGGCCCGCGTAGACCTTGTAAGACTGGACGTAATTGAAATCGTTGAAGACGTAATCCTTCACCGCGCACGGCAGCTCCTGCACCTGGCCGGTGTAGGAGTAAAAGATGCCGCGATCCATCCACAGCACCATGCCGCCGATGTTTACCATGGCGTTGGGCCCGAGGATCGAAAGTCCCTCGGCGATCGAGTCGAAGCCAAAGATGTAAGGCGTGCCGATATACTTCTGCGACCATAGGCCCAGGTCCGTCCAGATCAGAATCTCCTGGCTGGTGCGCATGGAGCAGATAATGTAGCTGCCGGCGGAGAGGCGCTGCGAGCCCGCGGAGTTGGTGCGCAGCGGCTGCCACTCATAGGCGTTTTCCGCGTCCGACCAGCGCACCAGCAGCAGGTCGGCGTCCGTAATGCCCGTCTCCGGCCAATCGCACCCCATGGCGATCAAGTGCCGGTCGTTGGGCGAAACCAGGATCTGCCGGGCCACATTGGGGGCCTGGTTGGGCGTGAAGGTGTCGCCGCCGACCGTGACCGCCTGGTTCAGGGGCGTTGCGCGCGCCGCCAACCCAAGATCCTTGTGCCAGTAAAAGATCGTGCCGCCGCGGATGTTGGCGACTAGATCCTCGCCGAAATTGTCGATGTCCCAGATGCGCAGCTGGTTGACGGTCGGGTCCGCCGGGTTCAATTGGGTCGGATCGAACGCGACGCCCCATCCCACAGTGGGAGTGACTCCCGCGCCGCCCCAAGGCGGAATGCCCCAGCCCTGGCCGACCACCGCGTCATCGAGGCCGGAAGGGATGAGGAACGTCGCGGTCACCGTCGAGCCGCCGCCCGATATGCCTTGGTGGACGAACGGCGTAGGCATCGCGACCAGCACGGCATTGGCGTCGATGATGCCCACGATCTCAACTTGCTGGTTGAGCATGGCCGGCGTGTAGTTGTCGACGCTAGTGGTCGCGCCGCTAAATATCACGTAATCGCCTACGTCCGCGTCATGCCCCGGGATTTCTACTTCGACCAGATTGGGGACCGTGTTGGTCGTGAACGGATTCGCCGGCAGCGTGATCGTCGGGTTGGTCGGCCGCAGCGGCGTGATGTCGTAGTAGGACTCGCTCCACAGGATGTAGAGGTGCGAAGAGGTGCCAAGCGCCACGTAGCGTTCGGTTTCGAGCGTCGACCATTGGTGCAGATGCCGGCAGACTCCCGCGAAAGGCGTCGACACCACCGCCTGCCAGCCGCCGATCTTCTCCGGGCATCCCGAGCGGAAGCGCACCTTGTCGCAGTCGTACCAGCCTCCGGTGTTGGAGTAGTCGGTCATCTCGCGCACGATGCCGGGCCGGAATTGAATCGGCGACAGAGCCATGGCTTATTTCGCGCGGCGCATGGGCGTGGGCTTGGCCTTCGCGCCGTCCTTCTCCTCAAATTGCCGCAATAGCGGTTCGAGCCAGACGCGGTCGAGGGAAGCGACAAAGCCCGGCTGCCAGTTCTTCACCGCCTGCTCCAGGCGCTCGAGTTCCTCGGATGTCAACTCATACGTGCGCGGCTCAAGGCTCTTCGTCGGATCCCACTGCGGGGCCGAACCGCCCTGGACCTGGATGACCTGGTAATCGATCTCCTTCTTCTCTTCGTCGGAGAGCGCGATGATGTCCTGCAGCTTCCAGAAGGCGCGCGTGTCGTCGAGCGTGGGGCCGCGCTGCGCCCCCATCAGAGCGTGCAGGTTGATGCGTTGAACGTGAGTGAGCGTTAGTTCCATAAGCCTCCTAGATCAGTTTGTTGACGGTCGTCTCGACGGCTTCCTGCAGCGCTGCGTCAGAGATCTCTGGCCCATCGGTCTGAACCTGGGGGTCCATTACCGTAGGCGGTTGAACCTGCGAAGCCGTGTAGTCGGGCTGCACCACGCACTGCTGCGCCCATTTAATGCGCGTGTTGTGCGCCGCGGTATCGGGCGGCTCGGCCTGTATGTAACTCGCATACGAGAGGCAAGCCACCTTCACCCGGTTGCGGAAATCCGCGTCGGTCATGAGCGCCGCCGATTCTAAGTAAGTCATTAGCGTCTCCTTCAATTCGCTTTCTGTTTGAGGGCCTTCAGTTCCCGCTGTAGTTGCTGGACGGCGAGGATCAGGTGGCTGACAATTCCCATCGGCTCGAAGCCCAGTAGGTCAACATACTCGGCATCATCCGGCAGCAACTTGCCCTTGTAGGAATAGACCGCGTCAGGGATCACCGCCTGAAGTTCCTGCGCGATGATCGAAATAATCGGCTCGCCGGCCTTCTTGCCGCCCAGTCCGTTCCATTCGGCTCTCACCGGCAGCAGTTGCTCGATGATGGGCATGCCTCCCGCGAGAGGTTGGATGTTCTGCTTCAGACGACGGTCGGAACTGGAGTTGATGCTGTAGCTCGCAACCGTGCCCGCCGTAATAATACCCGAAACGGCTGTGCTCCCGGCGCCGACTAAATTCAGAGTGGCGGCTGACCCGAAGCCGGTGTTGTTCGCCTGGAAGTTGATGGTTCCGCCGCCGCCGATCGCAGTGCCGTTCACGAGAAACCCGCCAGTACAGTTCACTGCGCCAACAACATCGAGCGCATAGGCGGGAGAAGGTTTGTTGATACCAACCAGGGCGCCTGGCGTGATGACAAACTGCGGGGCAGTGAAATTGGAGTCTGTGGCTTGCCCGGTCCCAATCGCGAAGGTCTGGGCGTTAGGGATGTAGCCAATCGACCAAGCGATTTGCCCCTGGTGGGTCAGGTTGATGAGCTGGCCCACAGCGGGCGGGGCCGTCATCCGTATGATGCCGTTATAACCGTTGTCTGGAGTCGCGCCGACGGGATAGAAATGTGAAGCGCCCTTGACGGCGAGCGCGGTGGCTGGATTGTTATCGAGGACGCCGACGCTGCCGGCGTTCGTAATAGTCAACGTAGTCAGTTGGCCGGTTCCGGTCTGGGTGTAAAACACATAGCCGCTGGCTGATGGCTGGTATCCGACGAAGTGGAAGTAGCCATCCGCCGTGTTGCGGAAGAGTTGGTAGTTATTGTTGGTGGAGTCCCCGGTGGCGTTCGACGCGATATAAAGACCGTTTACGCCGACCACGTCGAGGGCGCCATTCGGCGCCGCGGTTCCGATGCCCACCAGCCCCGGGCCGGTGATCCGCATCTTCTCCGATATAGAGGTCCCGCCAGAATCAGACCCAAAAGCCAAATCGTCGGTGCCAATCGGACAGTAGATGCATGGGGTGGTCGCGACCACTCCGCTGATGGCGATGCCCGCGAAGCTTGAGCCCGAGCTCCTCTGGATGTACAGGGCTGTGGTGTTGGCCCCCACTGCCGTCGCAGTAGCTAAAATCTGCAACGGATGAGTGGGGAAGGCTGTCCCGATGCCGACGTTCCCAGTGCCCGTGATCGTCAATTTCGTTCCGCCAGAGAAATTGTTGAAGCCGCCGCCGGTCGCGATCTTGAATTTCGCGCTGTCGGTTGTGTCGAGCCCGACGTTCCAGATCGCCGCCGATTGCTCGCGGAATGAGAGCAATGGGCTGACGGTGGTCTGATTCAGAACGTCGATCAACACGTTGGTGTCAGCGGTAGGCGCGGCCAGCACATGCAGGATTGTGGAAGGGGAAGCCGTCCCAATGCCCACATCGCCGAGATGGTCGATCCTCATCCGTTCGATGGGGGTGCCTGCAGCGTCGGGGCGAGTCGCGAACGCCAGAGAGCACCCGCGATTCCCTGCGGTCGAGCCGGTAAGAAAACCGGCTACGTAGCCCATGCGTTTGTTGGCGCTTGTGTTGTTTGAGTCAACAAACGCAAGCGTTCCCTGCGGATTACCTGCGACGTCTGGCTGTGCGCCGATCAATTCGAGCAGCGCCACATCACTGGCGCCTTTGACGCTGAGAGAGGTTTGTCCCGCTACCGCTACGCTGCCAAACGGACTCGTCGGCGTCCCGATGCCAACATTACCGGCCGCGCTGATCTGCATACGCACCGCAGGCGCGCCAGCGTTCCAGGTGATGAGTCTGATGGCCCCAGAGTTCGTCGCGCCGTCCGTGATAGCGTCGAGAGCGGCGATACGTTTCTCTGCTCCCGTGATGCCGTAATTTGCGAAATTAAACAAGCCGACTCTGGCGCTCAAGGTCGCAGTGTTGCCGCAGACCGTGGTTTCGCCATAGGCTGTGGTCGCCGTCGTCGGTCCCACAATAACGTGCGCGCTGCCCGGATCGACATCCGGCAGAACGGTGGCATTATTGCCCACGCCCAGGAGCCCCACGCTGTACAGCGTGAAGCTTGCGGCATTGATGTTCTGCGTCCAAGGCGTTTGCACGCTGGTCGCGAGAGGGACGCCGTTCACGCGGTATACGCCAGTGACGTTCACGTCGCCGATCACATCGACCGCATAAGCGGGCGTAGACAGGCCGATGCCCAGACGGTAATTCGGAGTAAGAACTGCGACCAGCCCACTGTTAAACAGGAACGAGAGATAGTTCGTCCCAGAGACGCCGGGGTCCATGGCAAGCTGCCACGATGAACCCGTGCTGTTTACGACCTGAAGCGCAGGCGAGTTGCCCGACGCGGTAGCCACCGCGCTCACTGTTCGCGGGCCGTTGAAAGCCGTAGGAGTGAGCGTCGCTACCGGAGCGGCGACGATGTTGAAGCTGATGCTTGCCCCAAAAGCGTTGAGCACCAAACTGGAGCTGGCGGTGCCATTGATCTGATTCAGATTGTTCAGATTGAAGCCCGCGGCGTCGATGTTGCTCGCCCAAGGCGTCTGCACGCCGAGAGGCGGCGCGCCCGTGATCTTCGCCCAGGCGAGCGAGGTGATCCAGCTGGGGTCGGCATAAGACCCCAGCGTCGATACGGCGTTGGTCACTTGGGCCGCTTGGTAATCGCCCGCCTGCGCCACCACGGTGCCTGTACGCCCGAAGACGCTGGCCACCGCCCCGCCGCCGCCGCCGCTGCCCGTCGATACGAACGTGACGTCAACGCTGCCGGCCGCGGCATTGTCCACGCCCGTGATCGTCATGCCGGAGCCCGCGATCAGGTTGAGGGTCGAGCGCGAGCCGACCGCAGCCCCATTGACGCTGTAGGACGGGACGCCCGCGGTCGAAGTGATCGAGACGTTCACGCGATTGTGCGTCGCGTCATTGACGATATTCAGGCTTATGTTCGCCCCGGGCATGAAGTTCAGCTCGCCCTGCGTCCCCACGGGCGTGTTGTTGTTGTCGACCTGGATCTTCTGGACCGAGCTGCGATCGACGACCGCGAGCGTGCGGTCTGCGCTAAGATCGCCGCCGCCAGTCAGTCCGTAGCCCGTCGCCACCATGCGCGTCGTCGGAACGTATCCGTTGATCGTCGACGAGCCCTGGATCTGCACTCCATTGGGAAACGAAGCGGCGGCAAAAAACGTCTTAACGCCGGAGAAGCCCTGCGCACCCGTCGTAACCACGCCGCGCGAGGTCGGCCCGGCGTCGGGCACGTTGAGCGAGAGCGAACCGCCGAGCGTCGCGGGGCTGCCGCCCACGGAGAGATTAGCGGCGGGGGTCGACGACAACGTCAGCCCGATGGTGTTCGGCGTGACGTTGAGCATGGTCACGTAGCCCGGAACCCAGTGCGATCCGTTCCACGAGAGGATCATGCCTGGCTGCGCGCCAGTCGACATGATCTGCGTGGCGCTGATGAGCACGGATGGCGTCGGCGGGAATAGGACGCGACATTGTCCAAGGTTCACCACCGGCAAATTCGGAACGATCCAATACTCTTCGTAAACCGCGCCGTTTTGCAGCTCGTATTTGGCGGTGTAGAAGTGCCGATAGGCT